AAGAAAGGTCCACATTTTCATTTGTTGGTTTCTGAAATAGTGATAAAGACTACCATGGTTGCTCATCCCTTGGGAGAGCGGAGCGCCGTCCATCCGGCGACCAATGAGTCCACGGGTCCTGACGGACGAGGGGTCAAAGATCCTTGGTAGTTGGACGGGTTCGGTTTGAATTTGGGTGGGGAAGCATCTTCCAATTCCTCTTCTTCAACGATTTGAGTCTTGCTCTCAGGTGAGCTAAACTTAAAGTCCTTGAAGATGTTGGACATTTGGATTCCGGTGGTTGCAATGCTGTTCAGCTGGAGATCATAGAGATCTAGATACATCGTAGCATAGACATGGCAATGCGTAGAACCGAGGCCAGCCGAAAGACCCATGTCGTTCGCGAACAGGAGACAACCTGGGGTGAATTGTCTGATGTTGGAGGACACCGGGTCAATGGTGGCTGTGGCCGGAGTTAGATACAACTGTCCAATCCTGGTGTAGCACAATTGAGATGGTGTGCGAATGACCGAGAAGTGGGCAGACTGCCAACAAGGATGTTCCATAGAGGTTCGAACATTGATCACCTCAGTGAACAAGTTTTGGCCAGTGTTAGATCCGTAGTAGGCTCCCACCGCGTTTGCATCAGAGACGTAGGCGATAGCCATCTGCCCTGTGGTGGCAGTGGAGGCCCTCGAAACGATGTCGAGATCTAGTTTTGCGATACTGTAACGGCCGAAGTTTCGGCAAAGAGCTGCCAAGTTCGGGACGTTAGAGACCATGGGGATCAAGTCCGTAGCTTGCGTTGAAGCAGCGCCAGAGAAACCGAGCACCCTGAGGGCTATGTTCTCAGCAGCGGGGTTTAGGTGGACACCAGAGAAGGTGCCGTTGGTTTGCAACGGGGCGAACCTGTTCTGAATCAGCGCGTTGTAGGGTGACGAAACAGACCCACTAGATTGTTGGCCAAGATCAGCCATGAGGAAACGGACCTTGAGACGCAGGCCTGTCAGTCCTTCACGAACGGGAGCGGAGGAGAAGTCCAACCGCGCACCTCCCATAGAGGTTCCATAAGCTACTGGAGCCATGGTCATCGAGCCTGAGTTCCCACCGCCCCACGAGGAGCGTTTTGATTCACCGTTTCCCCCTCCCCGCTGGCGCCTGCCAACGGAGCTGGTTAGCGCCTTCCGTGCATAGACGGCGCCGCCTTCACCATCGCTGGTTAGGACTTTGCGGACTTTCTGGCCAGCGTTCCAGATCTTCACACCGGTGGTAATTCCGTTGATGATCTTGTTCGCGAGTCCATTTCCGCCTTTTCGTTCTTTACCAGACATTTGTTGTTTGGTACGAAGTAAGATAGTTTGATAGTCGGCAACGGAGAATTTTCCGTGCTTCACTACAGCAGTTTGTGGGCCCGCCTCCCACAGGGACGTCCAGCCAGATGCCTCAATGGCTTGCAGATACTTGTTGGCGTCCGGATGATCGGCAAGTTCGAACTTGAACTGTGTCATCCGCATTCGCGTTTCCATCTGTGACGTGGGTCGTGATCTGAGTAAATTGTACATCATTTTCATGCCTGAGAGAGAGAAGTAACTCCCAGTCGCAGTGTCAATTTGATGTGAACAAAACTCGAGGTCATCATTTTGAGAAAGTTTCACCAGTTTAACCCTCTTGCCGAGCTTCCCATAGTTGTCCGTGAGCTTGTCACCGGACAAAGGGGAGTCCTCGATGCAGTCATCACCCATGGAGATAGCATCGCCTACGCTTTCTCCGGCCTCATTCAACTTTTCCAACTTAGCAGTTAAGGACTCGAGCGTGTCAGTTTTCTTGTAAATTGACATCACGAAGTTGATTTTGGCCAGAAGAGCGCGAATGAAGGAATTGGTAGATGAAGTGAGGTAAGAACCAGACAACATACGACCAATCTCTTTGCAAATTGACACTTCGCCAGAGGCCGTAACATAGCATGGGGAAGCCAACAGCAACATTCTGTTCTGAAGCAGCTTGAGGTATAGTGGAGAGCATCCTGGAGTACATTCGTATCGTCTACGAGCATCCAACAATAGTTCTTGGAGCTTGACAGTCCAATCCCAAGAACTCATGTCTGTGTCCACCTTGTTTTTGAAGTTGATGATTTTGTCAATGAGAGCCTTGACCTGAACCCTGCTGAATCCCATTCCTGGACAGCTGGGGATTGTAGTCCATTTTGACACTTCCTCCTGGTTTTGATGCTTGGCGAGCAAACGCTCCACAAGTTGATCCACAATCGACACAGAACATATGATTCTTGTCTTGCCGGTTGAGGTTTTCTCCTTTGTGTGGGGCTCGTTCTTGATGAATACTCGAACTGGGTCAACCAATCGACTCAGAACATTTTCCGCCTGTTTGTTGGGGTCAATGTCTGTAGACGCGAGTCCGGTGACTCGGTCATAAACGTCGTTGATGATTTGTTCACGAAGCTTCGCGTCTGAGAACAAAGCACGGTTGTTTGGTGCTAGTTCCACATACGGAAGTCCTGGTGATCCTTCGGGGTTCAATTCCCTATCGATGATGTTTTGAATGTTGGTGAGACGCATGAAAGATTTCAGGTCCCGCTTTTCAATCAATGACTCAAGGACGTCGGGTCTTAGCCAAGCTGGGGGTTGGGTGATGGGGTATTGGGCTACGATCGCTCTGAACGCAACCTCGGCTGGAACATCGAACAACTTGTAGTCGTCCGTGATCGAGTCGATGTGTTTGCGAAGCGATTCTTTTTCGGCAGCGTGTCCCGACGCAGGAATCATGAGTGAAATGAGTTCCTTAGCGTCAGCCTCGTTTCCTAGTTTGATTAGTTCAGAAGCCGCGAGTTCGTGCTGCTTGTTAGACACGGAGGCTTCACGGTTTCCACCTTTCGCACTTATTTTTCCAATAACACTGAGTGCTGGTGATTTCGCATCTTGGACTGGGTCCACCAAGGACAGAACCAACGTGCCGACGTTGGCAACTTTGGATATGCTGTCATTATATTTGGGGACCCTCAAAAACACTGTGTCATCTTCCGCCTCGTCTTTATCAGCCCACTCGGACGGCACTACTGCTATCTTGGGGCCTTTAAGGAGGACGGTTTTCAGCACATCTCCAACAACGATTTGGGCTCTCTTGGATTCTGAGATTTCAGCAGCTCTTTTCTTGTAATAGCTGTCCGCACCAGGGGTTGTTGTGACCTTTATTGCAGCTTTCTTGACACTAGCTGTATACTTTGGTCGACTGCTCGCAGAGTCAGCAGTTTCCGAAGGGTGTTCGTAACTGAGGTCACTGCCTCTTTTTCCATTTCCTCTTCGTTCGGCTTGAGCGGCGCGCTCTTCAGCAGCGCGTTCTCTCGCTTCGCGACGTTCTTCAGCGATCCTTTCAGCCTCTTCTTCAGCCCTATCATCAGCCTCATAATCTTGATACTCATAAGCTTCGGCAGGGTTCTGTCGAGATTCTGGCATTTTGATCTTCTTCGGCCGAGGCGGAAGAGGAGGTGGTGTTTTAGGCCGGGTTGGGAGGGGAGGTGGTGTTTCCTTCGGGACTCTTGGGGCCGGTGCTAGTCTGGAAATTCCCAGGCCTATTGCCTGGTCATTCGCTGCAGCGGCTACCCAAAGATTGAAGAGAGGAACTTTGATCCCTTTGGCCCATTCCGGCAGTTTTCCTTTCGGAGTTGTAGCAACTTGCATGATTGGGACAATGGCGGTTCCTATGTTGTGTGAAACGGGGACGTCCAGCGGCATTCCAGTGTGGATTGCGATAACTTCGTTGTCAAGATTGAAAACGAAGCTACCACTAGATCCCTCTTTGGAAGAGGCCGAGTAACGCAGAAACGGAACATCGGTTGAGTAACCCGGATTGCCGTCTATCGTGGTCGTTCGACCAGACGACTTGCAAATGTGGGTGTTATTCGCCGATGGTGTAAAGAGATAAACGGGTGTTTCCTCTGCTTTTACGGTTCCAAGTTTGGCTGGAGACCATGCAAGTTCGGAGAACAATCGTTCAGGGCATTTGAGAATGGTGATGTCCAACCCTTCAGCCAGCGTTGTGCACACCATCTGAATGGGATCGCCTTTGGGAGCGCGAATTAGGGTTTCACCTCGAGTGTCGGACTGTTTGGTTATAAAAGACAATTCATCAAAGTCATATACAGGTTTTCCATCCTCGTATTTGACGAGGAAATCCTGCAAGACATGAGTGGCGGTTGCCACGTATCTATTTTGTCCATTGTAAGAAAATCGGCCTGCAAGACCGACCCATCCTTTGCCGTCCCGGGCTGCAATCTTTCGGATTGAGTCTGGAAAAGCACAAGGAACCATTGCAGTCTCTCTCAGCATCCCCTCGGGCCTTTTGTTGCCCATTTTGAATTCTCGGGGAGCTATACCACTGCCGTCTGGAAACGGTGTGCTGACTATGTTGGTGTTGTAGAGATGTCTACGATAAACCATGCACACGATCAAAACAGTGGTGTAAAACACGATCGACCAGAACGCAAACTCAGGATCACTGTTGGGATAAACCACAGTGTCATGGATCATGAGTGCAATCCAAGTGTAAGGTGTTGCTAAGATTTGGGGAGCTAACATAGCGGCAAATTTGATAACTCTCCACAATGGAACACCGAAAAACAGACAGAATTTTGTCGTTTGATTGGGGAACCTGTAGAAGAGGTCAAAAGCCGCCACAACTGCACAGATAAAAACCGCGGCCGAAGTTGGACGCAACAATTTTCCGAACAGGTAGTTGGCACTTTCATAGAAGGCTGAAGCGTTAGA